GCGGCTCATCGCAACGTTGTCCAACGCGATGACAAACTCCGGCCCGCTCACATTGAGCGTGATGCCGGTATATGTGCCGTTGAACTGACCTGCGCCGCTCGCGAAATTCGCAGCACCGAACCCCGCGCCGCGGACGATGACTGTGCCGCCCCCTGAGGCGGTGTTCAGGATCGAATTGAACTGCCCCCGAATGTTGAAGACATTAAAATTGATATTCGTCGCGGCGTCGTTCGTGAACAGGTAAATGCTGCTGCTGTTTGCGTAGCAGCTGTCCAGCGTCAAATTAGACAAAGTGCCAGTGCTCGAATTCCGCGCGATAGAATCGCCGTCCAGATTGCTGATGTTGCGCAGGCACGCGCTTGTAACCGTCCCGCCGTTGTTGTACAGGATGGTCGCCTTCGTCCCTGAGCCGTTGACCTCTTGCGTGTCGACGTCCGAGATCAGCAGAGACGTAACTGTTGCCCCCGTCTCCGTCTTCACCACTGCGCTGAAATTGGCCGTCGGCAGCAGAGTGTTGTTGTTTGCCAGCTTGACGTCTTTGACGGTGAGGGCGCGAATGACTGCGCCGTTTCCGACGCCGACAACGGACCCCTTCCACTGTTCATAGCCGTTGGACAGATTCAGGCGCGCGCGAACGCGCTCGACGGTCAGGCTGTCATAGTTGCCGGTGACGCGGATGGCGCCCTGCTTGTTCGCGCCCGCGCTGACCGGGTTGCTGACGTCACCCATCGGGTCGGGCAGCGTGACGTCTCGAATGAGCACATTCTTTCGCTTTCCGGCACTCGCCGCTGCCGCGCTGATGTCACTGAAGACGTAGACCTCGCCGCCATCACTGCGCTTTGCGCTGATGCGTTCGATAGTCAGGCCGTCGATATTGATCTCGGCCGCAGATTCCACGGGGGTCGTGGTGTCGGTGACGATGGAGACAATCGACGTCGATGTGGCGTCAACAGTGCCAGATATATCACGGATGACGACGTCCCTGAACACCTTGCCGGTGCTGCTGTACATCCGGCAGAGTTCGGTGTGATTGTTGTTGCCGACCACGCGCTCGATGGTCGCGCCAATGACGTCGCCAGAACCGTAATCGGCCGTCCAGTTGATGACGTAGGGGGCGAAGTCGCTGTTGCCAAGCGCTGTGAGGTTATCGCCGTCCTGGCCTCGCATGCCACCGCAATAGACATTGCGCGCAGGCCCGGCGACGTGCCATCCGTCGCTCTTGCTGTAGGGCGTTTCCATGCCAATCGTCGTCAGCCCAGAGACGTGCGTGGCGTAAAAAGCGTACTTGCTCGCGTTGGTCACCCGCAGCCCGGGTGTCGTGACGAAGGTTGCGCTGTTGAAGATGATGGCGTGCGCATCGCACGACTGTTGCACGGTGGTCTTGCTGGCTTGGTCGTAGTCAATGAAGGCGCCGTTATCGACCGCGATTTCGGGGTTGCGGGTGGCGAACGCACGGCACGATCCTGAACCGGCGCCGCGTGTGTCGCTGATGGTCCAGTTGTTGCCGCTAACGGTTTCGACGTAGACCAGCCCGGCCACGCTCGCGCCGAATAGCGTCACAGCCTCCCCGACGCGGTGCGTGTGTCCTACTTCGGCAATGGTCAGCGTGGCCGAATCACGCGACCACGTCGCACTGACCGCGCCGTCGCACGCCGACACAACCTTGACCGATTGCGAGATGCCGGCATTGAGGTAACTCCGCGCGACGGAGACATAGATGCTCTTGCCGCCAGCGCTGGTAAGGGTGTACTTGCCGTCTGATCCAGACACGTCGACCGCCGCGCCCTCAGTGTCGCCTGGAGCGGTGTAGTACAAGCGAGCCGGGCCGCCGACGCTGCGGATCGTGCCGGTGCCGCTGGGCGTCTCGCTGTCGGCGCAAATCACGAAGCAGGCCCCGATCAGCAGATTGCCGCTGGCGCAGGCATTGCCGTTGCGCAGCATCGTGCGGCCGTAGGTGCCCCCGAGCCGAAGCGTGGTACCGGCGACGACGCGAAAGCGCGTGTTGCTCGGCAGCAGTAGCGTCTCGCGGATGTACACGATGCCGGTAGCGGACAGAGACCGATCCCCGCTAGACGCAAGGGCAGCCTGTAGCGTGGTGCTGGCGTCATCGGCGGATGTGTTTGCGGCTTGGTTGATGTAGCTCACCGCCGCCGCCTGCGCCGCGGTGAGCGAATTGGGGAGCGCTGGCGGCCAATTCAATGCGGTCGCCAGCCCGCGATTCACCATCTCCTGTGCAATCGCGTCCGCCACGCTCCAGGGATTCCCGGCCGATGTCATCAGCCCGACCCCTGCCCCGCCAAAAGCGCTGGCGCCCACATTCATGTTGATCGACAGCGTCATGCCTTGTTCTCCTGTGCCGGCTCGTCGCCGGTCGGTGGTATTGCCGGATCAGTGCCGTCCGAGCCGCCAGCCGCGGCCCCAGCCGCCGCCGGCGCACCCTGCTCCGCACCCTTGTCGTTGACCTGGCGCGGGTTGCTGTCCAGCACCAGTTCGTATTCCTCTGCCAGCCCCTGCTCGCGATGAAGCTGCAGGAACACGTCTTCGTAGTCGCCGCCGGTCAGCGCGATGACGTCGGCCACGCTCATGAAGCCGCAGCGCACCGCGGCTTTGTAGGCCGCGACTTCCTTGGCCGGGTCCACCCACTGCCAGCCGCGCGGCATCCACCGCACGGCGTGGTACAGCTCGGGCATGGACTCGTAGGCCGGCAGGTCCAGTGCGCCGCTGAGCACGGCCATGGCGGCAAACTCCTCGAAGACCTCCTGGCACAGCGCGCCGATCAGCCATTGCTGCAGCACGCGCCAGTTGTCGCGGTCGTCGAGCAGGCCCATGCGGGCGCCGCTGTAGTTGCTCTGGCTGTAGTCGCGGCTCAGGCTCTCGTAGCTGACGCCGGCACCGGCGGCAAAGCTGCGCAGCATGAAGCGCATGAAGGGCTCGATGGCCGGGTTGGCACTGCTGGGGTCGAAGCCGTTGAAGCTCTCGCCGGGCGCGAGCTGCTTGATGATGCCGGGCGACAGGTCCATCACCCGTTCGCCGTTGACCAGGCCGTCGGCGTCGTCGGCGTCCTCGCCCGGCACGTCGACCTCGGGCGACTGAATGAAGCCCATGATGCTGGCGCTCGCACGGGCGCGCACGATCTCTGCCTCTTCGTAGCCGCCCATGTGCCGCAGCTTCATCATCGCGGCATGGAACCAGGGCACGCCGCGCGTCTGGTTGGGCCGGTCGAAGATGGCCAGGTGGATGATCTCTTCCGCCGGCACGCGCTGGTAGTCGTTGCTCTGCGGCACGCCGCTGAGCATGTTGTCGCCCGGGTGGCGCGGGTACAGCCAGTAGGCCACCGGGCGCTGCCACTCGTCGACCTCCACGCCCATGCGGATCTGGTTGCCGTTGGGCGTGCGGCCGCTCCAGTTGTCGATGAGCTGGTCGCTCTCGATGATCTCCAGCGCGAAGGGCACGGGGCTGCCGGCGAAGCGGCGCTTGACCTTGCGGATCAGCACCTCGCCGCTCTCGGCCACGCTGCGGATGGCCATGCGCAACAGGTCCGGCCAGCTCAGCCGGCCGGCGGTGTGGCACCAGCGGGCCTTGCTGCCCCACAGCGTCCACAGCGCCTCGATGGCGTCGTTGGTCTTCTCGTCGAGCTTGCCGCCGCGGCGCATCATCACCTGGCCCTGCAGGCCGATGCCGGGGCCGACGACGTTGTTGACGATCAGGCGCAGCGCCTGCTTCGCGTACTCGTTGTCGCGCACCAGCTGGCGCGTGCGGTTGCGCAGTGTGCGCAGGCTGGTGTACAGCTCGGCATCGGCACTGGTGCTGATGCTCACCCAGTCAGCAGTGGTTCGGCCGTAGGCGGCGCCGCCATAGGCGCGCTGCACGCCGGCGGCGACCTTGCCCTGGCGGCGCGCCCGCAGGGCGGCCGGGCCCTGCCACTGGCGCAGCACCTGGCTGCCGGGCTGCGATGCGCGGGCGAGCACGGCCGGCCAGGTGGTGGCGCGGTTGCGGGGCAGCGTGATGACCGCGCCGCTCATGAGAAGCGCACCCCCAGCTTCTGCGGGTTGCCCAGCCCGTTGGCAATGGCCGCGGCGCGGCGCTCGCGGGCCACCTTCAGGCGGTAACGGGCCTGCAGTTCGAGCAGCGCGGCCATGGGTTCCTTCTTGAGGCTACGCGTGCCGATGGTGTATTCCACCGTCGCGCCGCCGTTGATGCGCGCGCTGATCTCGGCGTCGATCGCCGTCAGGATCTGCTCGCTCTTGGTGCTGCCGTCGTAGACGGTGCTGCTGTTGATGCCGGCCAGGTTGGGCCGCACCAGCAGCAGCCCCTGGCCGGCGGTGAGGCGCACGCCCGTCTTTGCGGCGTAGGCGGCCCAGTACCACCGGCTGGTGGTGGTGCCGGTGTTGAGCGCCGCCGACTGTGCAGACGTCAGCGCAAAGCTCCAGGCCGTGCCGGCCGGCGTGCCCGCCAGGTCAATGCCGGCGGCGGCGATGGGCCCGCGCAGGCTGTAGGTCAGCGTGTAGCTGCCAGCGTCCACGCTGGCGCCCAGCGGGTCGCCGAAGGGGTAGTCCACCCAGGCGGCGCTGTCGCCGGCGGTGAGGGTTGCGGGGATGCGCATGGCTTACCAGTGGTTGATGGCAAAGCCGCCCGCCGGGCGCACGGCCCCACCCCGCCGCGCCTTCCTGGACACGGGCGCGGCGGGGGTCTGCGGCTTCGGCGGGGTGGTATGGGGTGCGGCCATGACCGGGGCCGGCGCCGCGGCAACCGGTGCCACGTCGGGCGTGGCGCCCTCGTGGTCTTCGGCCTGGTCGGGCGGATCGCTGGCCGGCACGTCGGGGCTGTCGAGCAGCGTGCGCTGGCGCAGGCGCTGCTCGATGGCGGCCCAGTGGATGGCCCGCATCAGGTTGGTCTTCAGGCTGCGCGCGGCGTGCAGCGCGTAGACCTCGCAGTCCAGCGCCTCGTTGCGCACGCCGGCCAGCTTCTGCCAGGCCTTGCGGTACCGGTTGGTGCGGCTGGGCGCCTTGACCTCGCTGACGAGCTGCTCCCAGTAGTCCGGCCGCACGCCGGCATACCAGTGCAGCGCGCCCGGGCCCGCGCCCTGCAGCTTGAGGCGGTTCTCCAGGATCAGGTCCTTGGCGCGCGTGGTGCCGACGATGAAGGTGTCCAGGCCGAAGCGCGCGGGCTTGTTGCGGCGGCCCGTGTCGACCTTGCGCGGCGTGCTGAAGATCTCGCGCCGGTCGTCGGTCTGCTCGGCGGCGCCCTTGATCGCCATGTAGCCCTTGGCGCGGCGCGGCCGCACATAGGCGTGGACGATCTCGGTGCTGTTGCCGTCGCTGCCGTCGATCGACACGGCGCGCACGCGCAGGGCGGCGCCGCTGGCGTGCGCGAACTCGCGGGCCAGCAGCTGGTCGAGGTCGACCCAGGCGCCCTTGGTGGCGTCGAGCGTGCTGCCGAAGATCTCGCCCCAGTAGACCAGCCAGCTTTCCTCACCCACGCCCCAGGCGCGGATGACGATGGCCAGGCGGTCGTGCTGCACGTCGACGCCGGCGGTGAGGATCAGGCCACCCCAGGGCACCGTGAACTCGGCGTAGGCCTCGGCACGGGTCGACAGGGCCTCGGCGCCGGGCGTGTCGGTCTGGTATTCCCAGGGCAGGCCCAGGGTCGAGTTCCAGAAGGCGATCTTGGCGCCCAGTTCGCCGGTGGCGGCCTCATGCTCTGCAGTCAGGAACTTCTCGACCAGGCGCGTCAGGCTGCTGTCGGGGAAGCTGGCGTACAGCTCGTTGAGGTAGAAGCCGGCCACGCCGTGGAAGTCGGCCGCGCTCTTCCAGCCGTGGCCCAGCTCTTCGGCGCGGCGCACGTTGCGGTTCTTGACGGCGTCGTTCCACACGCTGCCGCAGTGCGGGCAGGCGTAGTGCGCGGTCTCGGGGCGGTGGGTGCCGAAGACGGCATGCGGCGCGCCGTCGGCATGGTCCCAGCGCACGTTGTCCCAGTTCAGGATGTGGGCCTCGCCGCAGTCGTGGCAGGGCACCCAGTAGCTGCGCTGGTCCGAGGCCTGCATCTCCTGCGCGATGGCGCTGATGCCGGCCACCGTGGGCGTGCCGCCGATCAGGATCTTGCTGTCGTGGAAGCTCTTGACCCGCTCCTCGGCCAGCTTGATCGAGTCGCCCTGGCCCTTGATGTTGAGGTTGCAGTCGTCGGGCTCTTCGACGCACACGCGCTTGATCGGCGTGCTCTTCACGCCGTCGGTGCTGTTGCTGCCGAACAGCATCAGGAAGCCGCCCTGGAACTGCTTCAGGTCCTGCTTGTTGTCGGCCGAGCGCGACTTCAGGTTGACCAGCGGGCGCAGCACCGGCGTGGCTTCGATCATGGGCTCGAGCTTCAGCTCGGCGTACTTCTTGTACGTGGCTTCGCGCGGGAACATGATGGCCATGCTGGAGGGGTCGGTGTGGATGACGTAGCCCACGTAGTTGTTCATCACGCCGTCGGTCCAGCCGATCTGGGCGCTCTTCTGGCACACGATCTTTCGTGTGCGCTTGTCGTTGATGGCTTCCAAGATGCCGCGCAGGTAGGGCGTGATCAGAAGGCTGAAGCGGCCGGGCAGTGCGGTGTTCTCGGCGAGCTGGCGATGGCGCTCAGCCCACTGCGCCACCGAGATCCGCGGCGGCGGCGCCAGGCGCACCAGGCAGCCGCGCAGCACCCGGCGCAGCGCCTGGTGCTGCGTCTGCGGTGTCGTCGCCAGGGTCATAGCCGGAGAGCTTGGTGAGGAACTCGTCGAAGGTGTCAGAGAGCAGGTCGCGCTTGGCTTCCACACCGTCGGCGTGCTGCAGCAGCTGCGCCAGGCGGTTCACTTCGGATCGCAAGAAGGCCCGCGCCGCCGACACCATGCCGGCCCACATGGGCTCGACCTTGTCGGCCTGCACGAGCACGCCGCGCTTCTCCAGCAGCCGCAGCTCGATCTCCTCGGACTGCAGGCGGGCCAGGCGGTCGCGCGGTGTCTCCTGCCCCGCTGCTTGCGTTGACCGCTGGATCAGCCACTGGATGACATCGGCGGTGTCGTACTGGTGCGACTGGCCACGGCGCTCGGCGCGGCCCTTGATCGGCAGCGGCGGGTCTTCCTGCTGCCACTCCGTCAAGGTGCGCTCGTCGAAGCCGACGATCTCAGCCAGTTCCTTCTTGTTGACCTTCTTGCCCATGCCTCAACACATCAAAGGAAGGAGGTCATGGGCTTGTTGAATCTGCGCGACATTCGGAATCATGGTGCCA